TAAGATTCAGCCAGGCACATAAAACCATCGAGGCGATCAAATCCATCAGCACGAGGAGCCCAAATGAAAAAGAAGAGCGAAAGTAAAAAATCACAGACACAGATAAACAAGACGCTCGCAGCGACGATCCGTTATATATTGCTGAAAGAATTCCCGCATGATCATCTTGCAGTTAAAGTCAAACGCGGCCTCAATCTGCCTGATGATTTATCATTGAAAGAGATGCGGTCCTCAGAGGATCTCTTGAAGGTCTGCCGGATCAATGGCACGGCAACGATCACGATCAAGGTCAACGGGGGCGCGAAAAACGTGCTCATAAAGGCCACGGAATGACATTTTTTGCAGATAGTTGGAGAAATAACGAGGAGACAAAAGCGTGAGCGAACCGGCAAAAAGACTTGAAGCGGAAATGATCATCCCCTGTCCGGTGTGTCATGAGCCACGCGTCTTTGTGGAGGGAGAGATCTCCATCGACAGGCAGTTTTCTTTTTTCTGCTTCAGCAAAAAATGCCAGGGCGTGCGACGGTATATCAACAAGGAACATTTGAAGATAATTATTGACAATTTTAATAAAGTTTCTGTATAGTTCTTGAAAATTTGGCGCGTTGCCCTGAGCGGCAGACCCCGTGAGCGGGGACCTTGAAAAAGGTAGCGCAGTGAATTAGGCCCTGAGCGGCCGTTGCTCCTGAGAGTGCGGCGGCCGCTTTTTTTTATTTTCGGAGGTGCACGTGGATTTCTTCGATTATGCCATCGGGAAAACCCTCCCACTCGAGGGCGGATATTCAAACAATCCTAACGACCGCGGCCGCGAAACAAAATGCGGAATTACAGAGGCCATTTTCCGCGATGCTCTCAAGTGGAGAATTATCAGCGGCGTCAACAGCGTTAAAGATCTTACGGATGATCAGATCAAAATCATTTACAGAACTCTCTACTGGCAACCGATCCGGTTAAATGAGGTAGAGGATAAGGAGATCGCGGCTGAGATCTTCGACACGTCCGTCAACTCCGGACCTGGGAAGGCAACGCTCATCGCTCAGCTTGCTCTCGATTATCTTGGTGAAAAATTAACCGTCGATGGCGTCATGGGCTCTATTACGATCGGTCTCATTAACAAATGGTGCCGCAAAGATCCCAGGGCGCTTTTTGTATGCCTGAACGGTTTCCAGTTCATTCATTTTGTTGCGATCGTGGATGGAGATCTGATCGAGGAGATACAGAAGCGGGTAAAAAGCGACGCTTCTCAATCGACATTCAGCCGAGGCTGGACCAAGAGGATCCAGGATTACCGGCATACATAAACAACCCCAGGAGCGGTCCTTCCGGTAACCGTCTGCGGACGCCCGGAGGGACCATAACTAAGGAGGCATAACGATGGATTTGAAAGATATTTTTTCTAAAGAAACGCTCTCGAAGATCACCGGTGCGGCTCCCCTGATCGGTTCCCTTCTGGGTCCTGGTGGCGCGGCGGCGGGAACAATGATCAAATTAATTGCCGGTAACCTAGGCGTCGAGGAGACTCCGCAGGCCGTCGAAGCGGCCATCCAGAACAATCCCGATGCCCTCCTTAAATTGAAGGAGCTGGAATTCACCCACAGGATAGAACTGGGAAAGATCCTGCTGGAAAGGGACCGCCTGGAACTCTCGGACAAGGCATCCGCGCGTGGGCGAGAAGTCGAGATGACCAAGGCAACCGGAAAGCGTGACGGCAATCTGTACGCCCTTGCCTGGCTTGGCATTCTCGGTTACCTGGCAATTATCATTTATCTAATCGGGTGGGGACTTCCAAAAATGACGGCGGAGATAGCCCTTATGGTGGGGAATCTAATCGGTATCGTTGGTGCGAAGTATAGCGGAATCTTCGACTATTTTTTCGGATCCTCGAAGGGAAGCGCGGATAAGACTGCAATCATGGCCACCTCGAAAGGCGATTGATGTGGACGAGTTCGATCTTGCCCAGAGGCATGAGCAAATTTTCAGGGAGGACGCCATACGCAAGGCGCTGACGACGCAACCCGAAGAGCCGCTCATCATTGACGGGCACAGGCATTGCCTGCATTGCTAAAAGCGTATTCCCCGCAAGAGATTGAAAGTTAAACCGGATGCAATGAGGTGTGTCGGCTGTCAGGAAATATTGGAGAGGAGATCGCGACAGAGTGTCTGAACACTGGGAACTGTTTTCCGCATTAGCGGCACTGGTGGCCGCCTGGAGTCTGGTGATTTTGGGCGTTATGCGCAAAATCATGGCGCAATGTATTAATGACATTGATAAAAAAATTAACGCTCTGAGCGATATATCGAAAGACCAGCAGCGCATAGAGCGGGCCATTCTGGAGCTGAAAGCGGACCTTCCCGTTCAATATGTACGCCGTGAAGATCACATCCGTTCTGAAATGGTCATAGGGACAAAGATGGACCGCGTGCTTGACAAGGTGGATCGCCTCCAGCAGTCGGTTATGGAAATTATCAATGATTCGAAATCTAAGGAGTAGCGAATGGACATGGATCTTAGGCGGATCATCCGGGAAGAGATGCGGGGAAAGATATTGCAGGCCCTCTATCTGGGCCAGCCCTTTGGGCTCAATGAGACTGTCATCCAGGCCGTCATGAACGACATCTTCACCGTTGCCACCGAAATGGAAGTGCGAAAGGAGATGGATTACCTCGAAAAGCGTGGCCTAATCGAGATCGGCGATAGGCATCGCCCGACCTGGTTCGCGAAATTGACCCGTGACGGAGTGGATGTTTTCGAACGGACGGTGTCCTGCGATCCTGGCATCCGGCTTCCGAAGGAGTGCTGATCCGATGCCGTCCCGTTCGAAAATCACGCAACTTCCGCCTGAGATAAAGGCGAAACTCGACAAGATGCTGATCGAGCGAAACTTCTCCGGATATGAGGGGCTGGTGGAGGAGTTAAATGCCCTCTTGGCGGATGCTGGTTATGAATTCACAGTATCGCGATCGGGAGTCCATCGTTACGGCCAGAATTTTGAGATCCGGCTTGCATCCATCAAGGTCGCCACGGAGCAGGCAAAGGCGATTTCCGAGGCAGCGGGTGATGACGAAGGTGCGATGAATGACACCCTGATCCGCCTGGTGCAGGAAAAGGCGTTTGACGTACTGGTAAATCTACAAAATGAAGACCCGGACGCCTTCGCGAAGATTTTCCCGAGGATGGGAATCATGATTGCCAAACTCTCGAAGGCGTCGGTGGATGTTAAAAAATGGCGGGCCGAAGCTCGAAAACAAGCGCTAAATGAGGCGGTGGATACCATTGAAGCAACCGCTAAGCGCGAAGGTGTCTCTCCGGAAACTATAACGAAAATTCGCAGAGACGTGCTGAGGATGGCGACGTAAACAATGGGCAACGCAAAGATCATACCAAAAAATGCCGAAAGCCTTTTCCTGCCGTACCAGGAACGCTGGATCGTCGATCGCTCCCGCCTTAAGCTGATGGAAAAGGCGCGTCAGATCGGGATCTCATGGGGCACCGGCTACGCCTGCGTCGAGCGCACGGCAGAGGCCGGTGCACGCTGGGACCAGTGGGTTTCCAGCCGAGACGATCTGCAGGCGCGGCTCTTTATCGAGGACTGCAAGATGTGGGCTAATGTCCTGCATCTCGCTGCCGAGGACCTTGGTGAGCGGGTCATCGACGAGGAGAAGAAGATATCCGCCTACGTCCTGAATTTTGCCTCGGGAAAGCGCATCCACTCCATGAGCAGCAATCCCGACGCCCAGGCTGGCAAGCGCGGCGGCCGCGTCCTCGACGAGTTCGCCCTCCATCCGGATCCCCGCAAACTATGGGCGATCGCCTATCCCGGCATCACCTGGGGCGGAAACCTGGAAGTCATCTCCACTCATCGCGGTAGCGCCAACTTTTTCAACGGCCTCATCCGGGAGATCCGCGAGCACGGCAACCCCAAAAAAATCAGCCATCACCGCGTAACCCTTGAAGACGCGCTTAATGATGGTTTCCTCTACAAACTCCAGAAATCGATTTCCGAAAAAGACGAAATCCAGGCGATGGACGAGGCGGCGTATTTCGATCACGTCAAGTCAGGATGCGCCGACGAGGAATCTTTCCAGCAGGAATACATGTGCCGGCCTGCCGACGACAACGCGGCGTTCCTGGAGTATGACCTCATCGCCGCCTGCGAATACGGCAGCGGCTTTGCCTGGGAGATCGATTCTCCAGAAGCACTGGGAAGACAATTGGGGGGTGCCAGCCTTTACGCCGGCCTCGACATCGGACGTAAGAAAGACTTGACCGTTCTCTGGATACTTGAGCTGCTCGGAGATGCGCTCTATACCCGCAAGGTGATTGCGCTCAAGAATATGAGCAAGCCAGATCAGGAAAAGATCCTCTGGCCGTGGCTTGCGATCGTATCCCGCTGCTGCATCGATTATACCGGCCTCGGCATCGGCTGGGGGGATGACGCCCAGCGCAAATTCGGCGAATACCGGATCGAGACCGTGACGTTTACCCCGCATATCAAAGAAGCGTTGGCTTACCCGGTACGCGGCAAGATGGAAGACAAGCGGCTCATGATCCCTTACGAGCCCTCGATCCGCGCAGATCTTCGATCCGTAACCAAGGAAACAACGCCGGCGGGAAATATCCGTTTCACGGCGGAGCGCACGCCGGACGGCCACGCCGATCGCTTTTGGGCTTTAGCGTTAGCCATACATGCA